TCAGTCCGGGGCACGGGGATCCAGCACCGGCGGCAATGCCGCCGGTCGACGGGCCGCCAGTTCGGCAACGGCGATCTCCAGCAGCACCACGGCCAGCTCGCTCAAGTTGACGTTGCGTTTGTTGGCTTCGATCGCCAATAGCCGATATGTGGAGTCGCTGAGGTGGTTTAGCACCAACCGGGCCATAGGGAAGTCCTCGAGTGCCAGTGTCAACACTGTAACGAGTTATCGACGGGCTCTCAGGTTGAAATCACTAGACCTGAGGCATGATCCCCACTAAGGCGGTGCGGCCGTCGCCTCGTGTCGTGCTGGACCCAGCCACTGCGTGGTAACCTTGCCTCTCATCGTATGACCCCGGCATCCCGATGCCCCATCTGTGCCACAAGAATCGACGGAGCTTACCGAGAAACCATGCAGGACGCGGCCTCCAGCAAGAACACTCAGCATACGCCGATGATGCTGGACACTGTCGATTTATCCAGCGCCGAAACGGCGTAAGCCGCGCCATATCTGGGCTCAGCTCTGCCCGCCTTTCTCCCTGGACAGCGCCAAAATGGCATAGTTTGGCGCTCGGTTTGCCCCATTTTTGCCCCATGGTTTCGTGCCGTTACAGGATCGGCCGCTACGGGCCAATAGCCCAGCCGATGCATACCCGGCGCCTATAGCCAAATTCTGCTATTTGCCTACCTGCCGGTGACTGCTAGATACTGTACGTGCATACAGTATTTTGGAGCACAACCACATGGCGAAGCCACGCAAGCCCTCCAGCTACGAACTCCTCGGCGAACGGATCCGGAACCAGATCGCGAGTGCGAACGCGAGGAAGCAATACCAGGTCACGCTGCACCGATTCGATGATGAGTCGGAGGCTGACTGGGAGCGAATGCTGAGCGAGTTCGAGACAGTCGATTACGTCACGGTGACGCGCGCTGCTGACGCCGAAGTGATCGTGAGCTGGAACCCGGTCGAAGCAGAGGAAGCGATGTGATCACCGTGGTCGAGCATGGCGGTGGTATCGAGGTCGAATGCGGCGCCTGCGGCACTTCGGAAAGCGCGGATACGCGTGAGGGCATCGCTGGCTTCGTGCTGAGCCGCAACGGTTCGGCGGGCGTCCACTGCTGCTGGTGTGGACGTGATGGGCGGGGACTTCTGGAGGCGGGAAAGGATGAACTACCGAGCCGCGCTTGATCGCTGGGCGCAAGCGCGACGAGACCGCGGCTGGAACGAAGGGTCGCCGCCGACGGGCATCTGGATCGAGTACCACGCCACACATGCCCAGTTCGTCTACAGCGGCCGCTGCCGGATCGACCAGCTTTCCCGCGACCACATGATGATGCTCGAGACCCACGCGCACATCCTGCTTAACACTGGGCGATCGCAGATCCGGTACCTGTTTTGGCGGCCGGCAGCAGTGGAGTCAGAGTGGGGGCCGCGGAGGATGGACCTGATCAGCGGTGATGTGCGGATGCGGGGCGATCCGGAATAGCGCACACAAGAAGCCCCAGGCCGCATGGGACGGCGCAACCATTTCTCGCGGGAAAGACACCGGCGTTGATTTGCGCTAACGGCAAAGTGACGATCGACTGCTCATTGATGGGCTTTAGTGCGAGTATTGCGCCGCGCTGTGTCAGTGAACGGCTACAGTAAATTTATCAGTTTCGCGTTAAGGTATCCACATGCTAACAATACAAGGAGGGAGCATTATGGACTCAATAGACGCAGCGCTCTACGGCGCCATATTTGCTACAGCATTTACTTCTGTCGCGGAAATAATGAAGCTTCTACTAAAGGTTTTTTCTATCAACTACCGATATTACCGGGAAGCCAAAGTAGTTATAGTAAACATGCTGATAAATATAATATTTATTAATGATATGAAAAAGAACATCCTAAACCGAACAGGGTTCTGTTGGCCGATACCCGTGAACACAGATGCACTTAAAGAAATGCATAACAACGAATCTTTTTATATATTGCACAGTAAGCGGCATTGTGGACGGGTTTTGATTGACATAGCTGAAAAATATAACCTAGAGCTTATAGCTATTAAGAAGCACATTGCCCAAACAATTCGTAATGGAGAGCCGGTACAAAATGATGATATAGACCAGCTCGACTACAGGACATGGCAGTGTCAAGAATCTCTAGCGATAGCAAACGGAGTTTTTAGAAACCATTTCAAACTCGCCGTCAAAGTTGGAAAGAACTACGAAGATGAAGCTATAAATATAGCCGACTCCGCCATAAAGGACAGAATATCTCGAGACACGCAGGAGGGTCTTAATGGGCATGCCGGATTAGGTGATGAGCTTTCACGAATTCGTACAATTTCTATTAAAAAGGGTATAGAGTTCATGAAGACAAAGGAAGAGCACAAGGAAGGCCAGTAATATCTTGTAAAATAAGTTTCGCGGGCACTTAGCCCGCGAGAACACATAATACAATTATATCCCATACTTCGTTTTCAGCGCTTCCACCAGTCGACGCAACTGGTAGAGCGTGGATGAAGAAAGGTCGAGGGCCTCGTTGAAAATGAACATGTCGCCGATTTTGCCGGCAAAGCTCCCGGTATTCAGGTCGGCGGCCGCACCCCCGATGTTCCAATAGGAACTCGCCTCTTGATCCACAGTGAGCTCAGTGACGCCTGAGGCAATCACTGTGCCCTGCAGGTTCATGCCGTTCAGATAGAGGTTGAGCGTTTTGGTGTTGAAGTCGAAGGTTTCGACGAACAGGAATGGCTGGTCGGGGCTGAAGTTCTCGAAGCCGATATTCGCGGTCGATCCCGAATCGTTGTGATTATCGGGCCAAACCATCAAGCCTTCGGAGCCTGGTGAAGAAACCGAAGGGAGTCGGTACCTAGTGTTGTTCTTGAGCGGCTGTGCGTCATCGACACTCGGCACCAGAGAGGACAACAGCGTGCAATTCAGGGTTCCGGATGAAGGGCGAGTCGAAAGCTCAGCATTGGGGCTGGCCACTCCAACAACGGTGTAGCTGTTGGATACCTTGCCGGGCGCGAAGCTGAGACCCCACGCGCCAGACCCCCGGTTATCGGCTTTCAGTACCGTCTGTCCGTTGAAATCAGCATCCAGTGCGCTGATCGACAGTCCGCTGAACGCGGCACAATCCAACAGACGCCCGTCGGTTCGATCGACGACTCGGATAGAACCATCGGTATTGACGCGCGCCGTTCGCGGGTTGAATGCATGAACGAGAGACGGCACCGATGCGGCGACGATATCAGCGCTGTCCATATCGATTCTTGCCTGGCCGGGAATGCCGGCCGAGCGAACGCCATCCAGCTTGATCAATTGACCTGCCATGTGAAAACCCTCTTAGGTTGAAGTGACCGAGATGCGCTGATGGCATGCCCAGTTGTGCATCGTGTTGCCCTGAATCCCGATATCCGGCGAACTGTCGCGCAGATTGCTGCGGGCGCCCGTAGTTGGTCCCCCGGGCTGCCCAGGCACACCGATGTCCGCGATACCAATAAACCCGTTGCTTCCCGTCGGGACGTCGTCTAGCGTTATCTCGATCTGGTTCGACCCGACAACCTGAACTGCACTGACGCTGACGTTATTGCCGTCGCCATCATCACCCCAGCGGATGCCGTAATTTCCTGGATTGGTGACCGCAATGGTGTCGATGACGACACTGCCGTGCGGCACGTGGAACGTCACGGCGACGACGTCCTGAACGATTGATGCCTGAATTGCGTAAAGCGGTTTCCATCCATCGCCGCTCATAAGTGCGTGGGCTGCTCGGCCGTGGTATTCCCCCATTTGGATATAGCCATCGGCGTCCAAGTGAACCCCGTCGACGGTGGTCCAGAGGTACTTGGGGCCGACGCAAACGAATTTTTCTGGCTGATCGATTGAGACCTGCAACTGATCCAGAGGGACAAAGCACTCGGCCAGGTTGTAATGCGTCCAGTTACTGATCTGGTCGAGAAGGAATGGGAAGGCTCCTGTGCGGTTCAGCATTTCATTGACCGTGAGCTCCATGTAGCTCTGATAATCGTAAAGCGCCTGGGCGTACTCATCGGGATCCATGCCTCGATCATTCTCGCCCTGCACCCAGTCCATATAGGGCACCTCGAAATCGAGGCCCGCCGCTTGACTCAGCACGAACGCCCGCTCTAGGCACGTGAGCAGGTTGGCGGTCGCCTGGGTCCCTTCGGCGAGCATTGAGATTGGCCGGCCACCAACGCCGGTAGCGGCGACTACATAGCCATAGTTTTCGTGATCGTCATCATCGTTCAGCTCGGACAGCTGATCTGCCGACATGAGCAGGTGGACCTCGGTGAACTCAGACCGCGCATCCTTGAGCGTTTCGATATTGGTCTCGGGGACTGGGGTATAGACCTCAGAGCCCCCCGGCTGCTGGCCGATCGGCAAAACCCCGCCATTGAAGCTCGCAATACGCCCAGGCCGGATAATCCCCGTAGTCGGCTCACCGTGAGCCCCAACGGAAAGCGACTGTCCGTTGCCGGGGATGTAGACCATCCTGGAAACGTCAAACGAGAACGGGAGATCGGATACAAGCGCCACGGCCTTTTCAGCCAGAGCCCCGTTGGTCATGTTGAGATAGTGGAGCTTGCCGGCCTCAATTCTCGGGGCCCAGTTATCGCCCAAGGAGGACAACTGCCGCTCCTCGCCGCCGACATAGGCATAAACGTTTCGACTGCCTTCGGGCCCACGCGTGTAAGCGTAGGATCGCCCTCGGATGCCCGACCCCGCGTCGATAGAGCCGTCCCACCGAACGCCGCGCAGGATGAATCCGTTATCATCAGTTTCGACCCACTGATACTCATGATCGAGCAATGGCTGGACGCGATTGACATGAACGGTGCCATTCCACCGGATACCCAACACGATATTTCCGAAGGCGTCGGTGATGCCCCAGGCGAACTCTCCATCGAGCGAGGCGGTACCCGGCAGCATGTCGGTGTTCGATCGGAATACCCCTTCATCAGTCACAACTGCAATAGGTGACCCGCCCTCGTCAACGATCCCCCACGGGTACGGCGCAAACGACCGCGGTGTGGCCAGGGAAGTGATGATCTCGGGAATCTCTTGCTCGACCAGATCGGTACTTGGCAGACGACCAACCTCAACCGCATTACCCCCATCGTTGCGATAGCGAACATCGAGATTCTTGGAATCGGTTGAGACTGTGAAAAACCGGTTATTGGTTCCCGTTCCGGAGGTTACAGACAAGCCATCCTGGATGCTCTGATAGACGTTCTGACTCGCGAGAAACTCGGCAAATACCTTGGCGAGCGTCGGGCGAGACTCTCCGCCCAGCGAGACCATGCCGGGATCACCGAGAGCGATCTCGTTCAGCACATTGATGATGTCGTTGAAATTCGCAATGGGATCGCCAGTTGCCATTCGGTTTTCTCCAGGCACAAAAAAACCGCCTCAGATGGCGGTCATGGTGGTGGTCGGGGGTGCCGGTTCAGGCCGGCGTGGGGGTGTCGTCAGTCGAGCCAGCTGTCGGTGTAGTAGTCGCTCAGCACACCATCGAGTCGGTCGACGAAATCGCCGAGCGGAGCGATGTCGTAGATCAGCTCGAGGGTGCGCTGCTCGCTGGGAACGTCTCGCGTCAACACGCGCACCGGGTAGGTGACCTTCCAATGCCGGCCCAGCCAGCTGTCCTGGTGCACGCCTGTCGGTTGCACCTTGCGGGGGCCGAGCCCGGTTGCGGTCCGCATGCGCGCCGAGTAAGGAATCGCGCCGTCCTTGATGATGTGCACCCACCAGCCGCAAAACATCTCGTACTGCTCCGGGCTGAACAGGTGCGCCACCTGCAGGTCAGTCGGTACTGAGATGTACCGCTGCCGGTTGCGGGTCGTGCCCGACTCCATCGGCGTGCGCAGCAGCGGGTCGACGTCCTGCAACTGGTAGTTTTCGAGCAACGGAATCGGCAAGGCTTCGGGGTACTGAATCACAGTTGGCGCTCCGTTCAGGCCGGCGGCTCGGCATCATCGTGTTGGTAGACGCGGACGTCGTAGTTCTCGGCCTCGACGGAGACCTGGTCATTGCTGCCGGGCTGGATCTTGTTGATCAGCACGTCGAAGCACCACTGCTCGGCGGTACCGAAGTGGACGCGCGGCGGCTCCATCTCGCCGGAGAAATCCGGCTGGAAGCTGAGCGCGGGACAGATGACCTGGTATTGCGTCGGGCCTGGCTCGGCCGGGTGCGGGCCGTCGAGGCGCCCTGTCGGCTTCGACACGGCAACGACGTGATTCGCCCCGCTCTCCCAGTTCGGCGGCTCGGAGAGCGTCAGCAGGTCCCGCTCCTCGTCGTAGACCTCGATCGCCTCCAGCACGGCGCTCTGGCCGTACCCGGGCACGTCGCTGGTGACCGGCACGTAGGAGCCGAAGCGGCTATTGAGCGCGTCCATCTCGGTACCCCAGGTGAACCCCCAGCGGCGATATTCCAGCTTGCAGCGCTCGCGCATGCCGATCCGCCAGGCCTGAGTGGGATTGGTGATGAACGGCATCGATAGCTTCTTGACCTTGAGGCCTTTATCGCCGGGAAGCCGGCACGGGATTGGCTCCTTCTTCCACGTCAGCGCGTTGGTGTACTCGACGTCGATGCCGTCGTAATCGTCCGGCTTGCGAGCGTCGAAGCGGATCTGCAACGGCTTGGCCATGTTGCCCAGCGTGTAGCTGTGGCCGAGCTGGGTGCGGGGTTCGTCCCTCACCGGCAGGATCTTGCCCAGGTCCAAGGTCAGTTCGGCGAAGCCGGCGGAGAGCGCATCGCGGATCGTCTCGCGCACGGTACCGCTCTCGACGATATGTTCGAACGTGTCGCCGCGGGCGCGCCAGATGGCGTCCAACCGGTCGAGCTCCTCGAGGTCGAGTTGGGCATCGGTGTAGCCCACCGACTTGGCGGCGTGCATCACCCAGGGGACGATGTCGCGTGTCGGCTGTTCCGGCTGCCACTCTCCTTCGCGGCGCACCGGCAGCAGCCGAGTGCCGATCACGCTCACCTTGTTCTCGGACTGGGCGGCAAGCCGGTCGCCGCCGCGTACTTTCACCGACATCGTGGTGACGGCGTCGTACTTGGTTACGGTGTCCAGCTGGCAGCGCAGGCCGTACCACTCGACCGCGTCGCTTACCTGGGTGTCGTTGGACTCGGCGCCGATCCGGCGCATCCGGCATTCGGCGCGCATCTCGTAGGGCAACTCCACGTCGATCGTGAAGCCGAGTTGATCCCGCGTCCGCTTGGTCCAGCTGCGTTGTACCGAGCTCCACTCGCCGCCGATGGCCATGTCCCGGTATTGGAATTCGACGGTGACCGTCTGGTCTCTCAGGTTGCCGTTGTCCTTGATCCGGCACAGACCGCCCTGGAAGTAGACGTCGAACTGCACCATCGAGGTGGCCTTGTTGGGCGGGCACGCAGCGTAGGGCCCCGCCCAGTTTCCCTCGACACTGTACTCGTCCAGCTCGATGACGATGTCGCTGCCGGCGTAGGTGCCGGCGAAGAAGCCCGGCCAGCCTTCATCGATGGACCCGTTCTCCTGCAGCTTCTCGACGGACAGCGTCGTGCGGCTGGCGCTGACGACGCGGTAGCGTAGGCCCTTCACACCTACCGTGACATCGAAGTCGCCGGACTTTAGCCAGGTCACCGGCTGGCCTTCGAGCGTTGCCAGGGTGATCTGCTCCTCGGTGCCGGGCTCGGTCTCGGTCGGGTCGGTTGCCGGGGTGTGGGTTGCAATCAGGTACTCGCCGGCGTTGGTGCCGACGATCTCGATCGACATGCCCACGCTGGGGTCCAGGCGTGAGAAGTCCATCTGCAGCGTATCGCCGCCGCTGAACACGACGGACTGCGGCTGCTCGACGCGCAAGATCTGCCCCGCGGTCCAGCCATCGGGGAAGGCGTCCGCCCATTCCTCACCGGTCTGGGTGGCATTGGTCGCGGTGATGACCTTGCCGGCGAAGGTGACAGCCGAGACATCGGCGGCACGGTCGACCGTGGTCGTAGCCCGCAGCTCGAGGCCGGCGGATCCGGTGGAAGTCGAGCCGACTTCCGGGGCGATGTACCAGTGATGGTGCGCGCTGTCGGCGCTGAGGTCGGCGCCCGGCTCGTAGACCTGAAAGGACGCCGCGTCCCCCAGCGCCAGCAGCGGCGTGGAGCCGATCATCACGTCCTCGGACAGGATCTGGTAGCGGCCCTTGGCCACGCTCAGCATCAGCTCGAGATACTGGACTGTCTTGCCGTCCTCCTCCACGAAGTACTTGTGGGGTGGCACGCAGTAGGACGGGTAGATCCGGCGGCGGCCGGCGATCTCGGCGATGACGTCGTTTCGCTTGGCGGTGTTGGCCTCGACGTTGGCGCCCGAGATGTCGCTACCCTGCACCTGGTTACTGTTGTAGTCGGGGACGCTGGGCGTCGAGAGGCCGAATAGCTTACCGACGAACGAGAACACCGAGCTGACGATGCTGCCGATGGCATCGAACGCACCGCCCTTGCCCTCGAACCGGACACGCAACGTGTCGGCCGCAGAGACCCGCAGTGCGAGCCATTTATCCGGGGAGACGATCCGCCCATTGAACTCGACCGACCACATGGAGGCATGCTCTTCGTGCCGGTAGCTCGGCACCTTGCGCGCCAGCCAGTCGCCGAACGTCTCGCCATCCACGGCGTGTCGCTCGAGCGGTTCACCCGGCAGCTTGCTGGGATAGATCTCGATCATCGTGGTAGCTCACTCGCATGTAGAAGCGTTCGAAGTCCTGCAGCCGAATCAGGCGCGGTGTCAGGCTTTGGCTGTTGATGTCGAAGACGCAGCGGCGCCCGTCGGCAATGACCACCGTGCCCATATGGACCAGCAGCCCGCAGCGCCAGGCCAGCGCCAGCGCGCCCGGTACCGGCCGGGATTCGACCAAGGCGGGCAGCGTGGCCATCGCCGCGCGTGTCGTAGCCCGGGCATCGTCAACGCGGATCTCGCCCCAGCTGGCCAGCAGGGCCCGCCCAAAGTGGTGGTGGCGCACGTGCCGCGCCAGCCCCCAGCAGTCGAACAGCAGCGGGCCGCGCCCGCCATCTTGGTAGCGGGCGTGCCGTATGAGATCGTTGAGCATCAGAGATAGGCCAGGCCGGGGAAGCGGGTCAGGTCGTAGGTGTCGCGGCAGAACAGGTAGTTGATCAGGTCGAAGTAGCTGGCGTTGATGTTCAGCGTCCCGCCGCTCATCTCTCCCTCAGTGATCGTCGCCCGGTTCGGTGGCTCGTAGAGCTCCGTCAGATTGGTCGACAGATACGTTCGGTGGATCAGCTCCATCGGCTCGATATCCTCCAGCGCTGCGCGGATATTGCGGTAGGCGTGACCCAGAACGTTGTCGATCGCGAACCCGAGATCCTGCCGACCGGTGGCGTTCTTTGCTGGCAGCGCGACGTCCATGCCACAGGCGATGAACTCGACCCACTCTCCGGTTTCCAGCCTGGCGGTGATATTTTCGAAACCAACGCAGAGGAAAAAACGCCCGTTGTTGTCGAAACGGCGCTGCCTCAGCTCCAGCGTTGGAATCTTTATGATGCCCGCCGGCGCCGACGCGCAGACCATTTCCATCAGTTCGCTCATGGTCAGCGCCCCCGCTTCAGGCCATAGGTTTGCTCGAGCGCATCGGCCTCGTCGTTACCGCCCTGCCGGATCCGGGCGACCCAGATGTCGAGAACGGTCGTGCCGTTGTCCTGACGGCGGTTACTCTGACCAGCTCGGCTAGCGTCCTCGTTGAGGTTGACCACAACATTGCCGCCATCGCTGCCACTTTGCGTCATCCCGGATTGCACGCTATCTAGCGTCCGGTCGAGCTTGGCGCTGGTCTCAGACGTGGTAACGCGTTCACCCTTCTGCAGGAACCAGCTACCGTCTGCCGGCACCGAGTCGATGCCGTCGTGGGCCATGCCGATGTTCTGCAATTGTGTTGCCTGAGCAACCTGAGCGGCCGCAGCAGCCGCACCGGCTGCCGGTGCCAGCACAGGGCCGACGTAGGGAATACCCACAACCGCATCGAACGCTTTCGAGAATGACGACGGTACGTTCATCAGCGCCTGGGCGACAGCCGCTGCCTTGGATACCGCGAACAATGCGCGGTAGGCGCTGGACTGCTCACCAACAAACGCTGCCGATAGTCCGGCAAGATCCCCGAACACGCTTTCGGCGGCGGCGAGCTGGGCCACCTGGCGTGCCTGCTCGATGCTGGCGAGTTCGTCTTCGTGCTCCTGCTTGAGATCGCGTTCCTGGGCGTCCCACTGTTCAGTGAGGTCCGCGCGCTCGCTACGGTAGGTGTCGAGCATCTCGAGCTGGGTGGCGTACCAGTCCTCGAGCTCGGCCTGGGCTTCGTCGATCTTGCCCAGTTCACCGAAGGCGCCACCAATGGAAGCATCGAGCCCTTCGTACTCCGGGGCGTCTGTGAACCCGGCATCGGCGATGCGCGCCACAGCGTCGGCGTATTCGTCCTGCGAGACCTTGGCCGCCTCGAGGATGTCGAGGCGCTTGAGCAGCGTGTCGTTGAGCTTCTCTTCCGGCGTGCGCAGCTCGTCGACCAGCGAACGGTAGTCCTCCAGCGCCTGCTGCTGGTCGTCGTATGCCGCGACCGTCTCCAGCGCTGCGCGTGCCTGGGCCAGCTGCGCCTCGGTGGCGCCCTCGGCGGCGAGCTTGAACAGCGTCTGCTGATCGGTATTCAGGCCGACCATCTCGGCCTGCTGCTTGAGCGAGGCGATCTGGTCGCGGATGGCCTTGGTGGGGTCGTCGGTGTTGCTCCCGGCACCGGTGCCGCCAGTGACTTTCGACGGCGGCTTGAATAGCCAATCGTCGAGCGGCTTCAATTCCACCCCGTCGTGCTCAGCGCGGAACGCGGCCAGCTTGGCGTCTACGTCGGCGAGGTACTCGTCGATGGCCGTGCTGGGCAATGGGTCCGTGACGGCATCGACGAAGTCTTGCCGCTGCTTCTCCGCCCTCTCGGCGACTTCCTTCGCCATCGCCCGCACCGATTGCATGTAGGGCGAATTGTTGAAGCTGCCGATCAAGGGAACATCAACACCGGGAAGGTGGTTGAACCCAGCGATCAGCTCGTTCAACCCGCCAGCGATGAAGTCGAGCGAGTTCGTCGCCGCCTCGGTGATCGTGGCGAATGCCGTGGTGTACGCCTGGGCGATGGTTCCGGCGAAAGCCTGGAGTCCCTGCAGCGGCACGTTGAGCAGGTGCAGCGCATCCAGTAGCCAGCCCGTGGCCTCGATGCTGTCTCGAATGGCGGTCGGGAAGATCAGCCCCAACTCCTCCGAATTCTTCGAGACGTCCTGAATCCGATCCCCTATCACCGTGAGGTACGGCGCAAGGTCTGCTGCCAGCATGTTGCCGATGGTGCTGATCTGCCCGGAGATGCGATCGAACTGCCGAGCGAACTCCTCGAGCTGGGCGATATCCATATCGCTAAGCACCAGCCCCAGACGCTCGGCCTCATCGCCCATGCTCGCAATGCTCTTGCCGCCATCGCGCAGTAGAGGGATCAAGGCCGTCGTGTCACTGGCCAAGGCCTCCAGGTAGAAGGTCATATCCTGCTGGCTCAGGTTCGCTTTCTGCAGCGAATCGTAATATAGCTGCAGCGCCTGCGGACCGGAGAGGTATCGGAACTGTTCGGCGGTCACGCCGACCTGAGGCGCGATGTTCTCGAAGAAGTCCGCCATCGGGCCACCGCCGGTGGCCATGAAATCCCCGACGCGATCGTTCACGTCCTTGAGGATGTCGGCGAGCTTGTCCTGCTCGATACCTACCTGCTGGCTGGCGTAGCCCCAGCGCTGGATTTCCGTGGTGGAGGCATTGGCCAGGGAGGCCTGATTCTTCAACTCCCGGGCACTGTCGGCGGCGTGCTTGGTGAATGCCACCACCGCAGTCCCCGTGGCGGCCGCAGATCCAGCGATCGCGAGAACGGCAGTCGATGCGACTTTCGCCGATTTCGCGATATCCGACATATCGGACTTTGCAGTGCGCTTCGCCTTTTCCAGCGGACCGGTAAAGCCGCCAATGCGCGCCACCAGATCCAGCGTCAATTGACCGAGCGATCGCGTTGCCATGCTTTCTCCGGGCACAAAAAAACCGCCCGGAGGCGGCTTAGTAGATTTTTGGAGCGCGAGCTAGAGTTCGCGCTCATCCGTATCGGGCGATGCCTGTTGTGTCTGCTCGGCGCCTATCGGCGCTTCGGCATTCTGATGCTGGTAGACCAGGTAGATTACCCCTGCAGCAACGACCAGCACCGCTATCCAGACGCGGCTCCGGCTCATTCGCTTTTCGATCTCATCGATCGACTGGTGTTGCTCCCGACTCATGGGCTGCTGGTTGGAATCCGGCTTGTCATGCATGAGAGACCAGACCAGCGCCACCACCCAGCCGATCAGCGTCCAGCCGAGAAGAATATTCAGCGCGCCGATCGCGACAACATTCCGCTTGTGGCGAGCGGCAGCGATGATCGTTGGCAGCAGGTACAGCGCCAGCGATATCGCCATCGAAATAAGAGCTTCCATAGTTCCCCCGTTACTTTTTCCAAACTGTAACGGGCATCGATGCTGGCATCTACCAATCCGTGACGATCCGCAAGGAAACGCGCGGATGGTCAAGTGGCAGGTAGAGACTGTCGATTCTCGCCGAGACAATGGTGCCACCGGCATCCATGCGCTTACTCAACGTCGCCGCAAATCTCGCTTTGATGTAACCGATCTGCGTTTCGACAGGCCTGAATAGCGTGTACCACCGGGCCACGGTGATATAGACAGCGATGGCGTTGGCATCGTGGGGGTTGCTGGGTTCGCGCTTGAGCACCACTGACATGCCCTCCTTGGCGAAGGCCCTGATGCGGCCCGCTCTGCCTTCAAACCCTGTACCGGCGACTATCGCTGAATACTCCATAATCCCCCCGTTACTTTTCCAGACTGTAACGGGGGTCGTGGCTCAATGCCACGTCGCCATGGCCTGCTCGAGCGATTCGCCCTCGCGCTCCCAGTGCGGGATGAAGTCGTGGAGCCCGAACGGCTCGACCTCTTTCTTCCGATGCGCGTTGGCGTAGATCGTGGTGAGCTGGGCAACGGCGCGCTCTATCTTCTCGCCCTGGTTCAGTCCGCCGTGCTTCCGTCGGTACGCCGCCCACTGGCGGACTTCCGCGTAGCTGAGGCGCTGCCGTGCTTCTTCGATGGAGCGGCCGCCGATGCCGTTGAGGACGAGCTCGTGGAAAAGTTCGGCTTCGGCGTCGAGCTCGTCCGGTTCTTTCCCAGGCCGGTGACCTCACCGATCACGCGCAGCAGTTCCATGGTCAGGTTGCCGTTAAGCGCGCCGCGCTCGGGGTCGGCATCGCCGGTGATGTCCGCCACCGTGAATACCGGCTTGCCCTCGGCGTCGCAGATGCAAGCCGCGATGCGACCGGCGACGGCATCGCCACCATTGCGCGCCGAGGCGATGTCACTGACGGCGGTGTGGTAGGACATCGCCCGGACGTAGGTCGTGGCCTTGAACGTCTCGCCGTCCTGCGTCCACTCGATGTCTTTCTTGACCGGGGCGCCGGTGAAGGCGCCCTGCTGCTTGAGGTTGTCGATAGATAGCTGCATGGCTGTCGATTACTCCCCAGTGCCGGTGCCAGCGTCGGGCGTTCTCGGCGTCCACTTGCCGTCGCCGCTGCGCTGGATGGTGATCTGGGAGCTGACGAGCGCGTTGGTGGCGAAGTCCATCGGGAAGTCGCTGACGTAGCCGTCGAATTGGAACCACGTGCGCGAGGTGGGCAGCGTGACGGACTCACCGGAAACCGTCGGCGGTTGGTCGCCGTCCGACCAGCCGACGAAGAAGGTAACGTTCTCATCGGTCCTGGAATTGGCCATGTCGTAGAGCTGGACGTGCGCCGGCTCCTGCGGGTCGGCGTTGACGGTGATCGACGCCGATCCTGGTGTTCCGAGGCCTTTCTTGTACTGACGCGAAACGGTCTCTTCGAGCGTGGTGTCGTCGATCTGGTCGCGCGGGTTGCCGGCGGGGTTGAATGCCGTCGCACCGGGAATGCGCACGATGGCGCCTGCGGCCAACATGAATACCTGCGTGCCCTGGGTCAGAATGGACATCTTGCTATCTCCTGCCCCAGCGGGGCTTTGGTGCAATGAAAAGGCCCGCTCAGTGGCGGGGCCTCGTGGGGTGGTTGATGAGTGGTCAGGTCAGCGCCGGACCCACCAGTCGACATCGAACGACCGGTGCCGGGCGCCCGTGTCGGGGTCGGTATATTCGTCGCCCCAGCGCGCGATGTTCACGCCAGGCTGCGACTCGAGCATGTCGCGCAGCGCAACAACGCCGGCGATTAGCTGGTCGTCGGCATCCGCGTAGATATCGATCTGGATCGTGGCGCTGTCGATGTCGGGCCGCTCGGCCAGGTAGGTCTCCGGGGCGCCGGTAATGATCTGCCAGGTGGCGTACGGGCTGGCGACGCCGGCGGAGGCCTTGCCGAACGGATAGACGCGGGGATCGCCACCGAACACGGCGCGGACGCCGGCGTCTGCCAGGCAGGCGGAATAGATCGGTACGGTTCGCATCAGCTACCTGCCTGCTTCGCGGCGCGCCTGAGCGCGCGATCGATGGATTTGCCGTACTGCGTCACGAACTCTTGCGATGCGGCGTCGATGCTGCTGGCCAGCGCGGTGCGCATGAACGGTTGGGCGCGGGCATACTGGGTACCGAACTCGACGTGACGCCAGTGGCGAGTGTCGCCGCCAGGCAGGCTGGCCAGCGCATCGCTCTTGGCTCGACCGCCAGCACCACCCATGATCCCGACGCGAAACTTGAGATCGCCGGTTTGTTTGAAGTAGCGGCCAGACCAGCGAACGGCCACGTTCTCGGCGATGTCCGCCGCCGATTCCGGATCATCGATCCGCTTGGCGTTGGCGATGGCCTGGTCCCGCACCACGTTGGCCGCCTTGCGCAGCGCGAAGCGACCACCCTTGCGCTTGATGTCGTACTGCAGCCCCTCGAGGCGGTCGCCCAGTGCGGCGAGCCCATGAACGTCGAAGGTGATGGAGTCAGCCATCGTCTCGTTCGATCTGGACGCGGGATGAAGCACGACTATCCGCGACGAAGGTAACGACGACTTTCGTCAAATCGCCAGGCTCTTGGATGATCTGGAGGCTCTGCTGGGCTGGCAGGATTTCTCCGGTTTCTGCGTCATGCAGAGCGTAGGCGGTGCCATCCTTCGTGCGGCGCAGCGCGAGTTTCATTGATTCATCCATCATTGACTCCCTCGCTGCAGGGCAGCGTCAGGTACTCCCGGCCAGACTTGTCGTCGGGTAGTACGCCTTCGATGTTGTAGATCTTGCCGCGGCTGACGGCGCGCATCTGTGCGGTGACGCCCTCGCGGTAACGGATGGTGATGCGGGTTGTCACCGATGCCTGGGTCGCGCCGGCGGCGATGAACTCCCGAGCGCTGAGCGGTTCGATCGAGGCCCAGACGGTCGTGACCGACTGCCACACATCGATAACTCCGCCCGTATCTGGATTGCGCCCGGTGCCTTTCTGCTGCAACTCGACGCGGTGGCGTAGCTTTCCTGCTTGCATGTCGCCTCCTCAGCGCGCCGGCGTGCCGTCGAGTAGTGTCGCCGGCTCGCGATCCTCGCCCGGCTCGGACTCCTGGGCGATGAGCATGTCGACTACCGCGCGGTTGGACTCGGCCAATTCGTGCATCGCGGCAGTCTGGCGATCCAGTGCGGCAGTCTGGCGATCCAGTGCGGCAGTCTGTTTTTGGAGCGCGACGATAAGATCGATGTCGGTCATGTCGGGCCTCAGAAATGGAAGAACCGATATGGCTCGATGAGCGACTGGACGGCCATCGGCATCTCGGAGGTGATGGTGCCAACGACCACGCTTTCGCGGTTGACGTACCAGTGACCGATCAGCAACAACATGGCGGTGACCAGGTCGTCGTCGAGAACGAGGGCGTTCTCGTCAGCGGCATTGCCATCGCTATCCTTGGGGATCTGGGCAGCGGTGGCGTAGAGCTTCCGCCCGGTCCGGTTCTCGACCAGTCGCCGGGCGGCATTGGAATAGGTGTCGAGGAGCGTGTCGTCTACCTCGAAGTCCGGCTCGAGCCGGACGTGTTGCTTGATGATGTCCAGTTCGAGCACGGTGGTTCTCACGTGTTGCTAGCCGCCCGGAGGCGGCCCGATGGGTTTAGGCGGCAGGCTTGCCGACCAGCGCCTTGATCGCGGCGGTTTCCTGCAACACCACGCCGAAGCGGGAGAAGGCCAGGAACCCGGTCTGATCGAAGTCCGCGTAGCGTTCGATGAGGCGCTTGAGCACCATGTAGCGGACGCGACGCAAAACCAGCTGCTTGAAGTCGCCGCCATACATGAACTTGTTGCCGGCACCGATATCGGCAATGCCGGAGTCGATCACGTACTCGCGGTTCAGGAACGTGGCCGGGGCCACACCGATCACGCCGGGCAGCCACAGCGGGCGACCATTGGCGTCGACGAATTCCTCGATCGCCTTCAGGGTGTTGTCGTTGAACGCCAGGCGATAGCCGGCCATGCGACGATAGGCGGGATCGACGGCATGGATGAGGCTGTTGACCTCTTGCCAGGTGACCTTGGTGGCAGCGGCGGTGGCGACGGTGCCCGTGACCGAAGTCTCGAGGCCCTTGGGCTGTTTGGGCGTACCGGCGCCGGTACCTTTCACCAGGTAGTGCGCTTCGGCACGAGCGAGGCGGTTACCGATACGGCCGGCCAGGTAGCCCTCCATGTCGATGCCGCTATCCTGCAATAGCTCGTTGGAAACCCGGATCACCTTGGAACTGAGCTTGTGCGCGCCCAGCTCGCCCATGCCGAAGTCGACGTCTTCCTCGCTCGTCTGCTGGTTCTCGCCCAACAGCTCGCCCATGTCGCCGGTGCCATCGCTAGTCGGCCACTCGATGGAGTTGCCGGAATCGGTGGTTAGGATCTGGGCGACTGCAGCGATACCGCCGAAGTCCTGCATGGTTTCCTGAACACGGTTGAGGAAGGTCGTCGGTACGGTGTAGCCGCCTTTCTCGTTCGGCGTGGTGCCCTGGGCGCGCATCTCGCGAAGCAGCTGGCGCTGTTCAGCGGAGATGTCCTGCATGCCTTGCCGGAGAAACGCGTCGAAGGCTGCGGCGCGCTTGTCGTCCAGCGAGCCGGATTCGCCACGTTCTTCCTGCTCGGAACGCTTACGCTGCTCTTCTTCGCCGTCCTCGACGAAACGTTGGTCGGCATCGCGCAGCTGCTCTTCGCGCTCGATCTTTTCTTTCAGACCGTCGAGATCGCCTTTCATCGCTTGCCACTTGCTGCGCTGCTCGTCGGTCCAGGCGTTATCGCCGATGTCGTCGTTCAGCGCCCGCATGTCCTTGGCGATGGCGTTGTACTTCTGCTTCAACTCGTGGAGTTTCATTATCAGGCTCCGATGATTTCCAGGAAGCGCTCGCGGGCGCGGCGCTGATTGATGGCCCGCTTGCCGAGATCCTTGATCTCGGCGCAGCGGGCCTCGAGGGAGCGCGCAGAGGCGCCCGCGTCGGGGTATGCCGGGTAGGTCACCGGCGAGACGTCCAGCAGACGGCTGAAGCTGCGGATGGTGCGAACGATCAGTCCGTCCTCTTCCTCGCGCCATTCATCGCCATCGGGGGCCACTCGGAAGGCAAACGACGAACCGGTGATGTCACCGCGACGAAGCGGCGCCAGCACTAGGTCGCGCACGGTCTGGGTATCCGGCGGCATGATTTCGTAGCGCAGGCCTTCGCCATCGACCGAGATCGTCAGCGTGTCGCTGATCGTTCGGCCCAGTACGAAGTTGCGGTCATGGTTGAACAGCGCGCGGACGTCGTCGTTGAGCACGTTGTCGAAGGCGCCCGGGGCGATCTCCTCCTTGAACATGCCCATAATCATCTCGCTGCGGCTGTTGAAGACGGCGCCATGACCGATGATCCGGGCAGCCTGCCCTTCCTCGGCTGGCTCTTCGGCGCGCACCTCGCAGGCGATGGCGCGCTTCTCGATATCGCTCATGGCGTATCCTCGGGGTTGGTGTCTTTGCCGAGCTGGCTCATGGGTTGGGCGTTAACGCTGATCAGCATCTCGTCGAGCCCATCCCGTGGGTTGAGATCCTCGAGCGCGCGGACCTCGTTGCGGTCCATCCAGCCGTCGGTGATGGCGTAGTGGTAGAACTCGGCGCGTTCCTTGGCGGTACCGCGCAGCAGTCCACCGAGGTTGAACTTCACGTAATAGCCAGCGATCCGCTCGGCGCGGGTGAAGATCCGGCGGTTGATCTCCTCTTCCCAGTTCCGGATCCACGGCATCATGGTGTGGCGCACGAACTGGATGGCCTGCTCGCTGATGTTCGAGAAGGTCGCTTTGTCGAGGTCGTTGATCATGTGCGCGGGCACGTTGAAGATGCCGGCAACTTCGGAGCGGTTGAGCTTGCGGGTCTCGAGGAACTGGGCGTCTTCCGGCGCGATCGTGATCGACTTGTAGTCGAGGTCCGCCGGCATCATCAGCGTCTTGTTTTCGGACTGCCGGAGCTTAGCGACCGCCGCGCCCCACACTGTCTTGAGACGCTCCCAGCTTTCCTTGTTGAGACCGTCCTTGACGGTGACCAAGCCCGTCGGCCGTCCGCCGCCATCGAAGAAGTCCTTGCCGTACCGCTGGGCCGCCAGCCCGAGGCCGATCGTCTCAGCATGCTGACGAATCAGACTGATGCCCGTGCGCCCATCCGACCCGAGAGCGCGAACGTGGATCATGTCTTCCGGGGGAATGGCGAGCGCCCGGCCTTCCTCGGTGATGGCCGAGTAGACCCAGCGGTTGCCGTTTTTCACCAGCTCACACATCCACGGCCGGTGCATGACCAGTTCGCGCAGCTCGCCGCGGTTGCTGCGCACCGCCTGGGTGTAGCCGTTTCCCCAGCCCAGCACGTGCGCCTGTTTGGTCTCGCGCCACTTGTAGCTGGTCTGCCAGGTATTGGGCTCGTCGTGCAGCAGCCAGTAAGCCGGGTGATCGGTCGCCGCGGCGATGGTGCTGCCCTGCTTGCGCATGACATGCAACGGCAGCTGAGCGATCGACGAGGACAGCACGTAGATGCACGAGTACACCGCGCCGAGCGTCATGGCGTTGGCGTTGTTCACCGAGATGGCGTTGTCGGGGTGCAGGTAGTCCTGCAGGGTCTGGCCGGTCAGCGGTGTGTCGGGGTTTTCGATGGATCGGGTACCGAACAGGGAGTCGAGGATCATGCTTTACCTCCCCGACGCTTCGCGGCTCTAGCGCCAGCGAGCGCCATCGCCAGTAGCAGACCACCGGCGGCGATCAGGGCGTCAGCGAGCCCGAACCGCAAATACAGGCCGTAGGTCATCGCCCCGAAGCCGCATAGCCCCAGGATGTCGAACAGGTAGTGGCGCATTCACATCACCAGGAAGTCGTCGTCGGAGAGAGTGTTTAGGAGGCTGGTTTCCGTCTGATCCGCCAGCATGGCGCGACCGATGGCCATGATCAGCGCGACGGCGCCGTCGATCTTGTTGTGGTCGCCCTGCTTGATCGGGCGGACCACGTCGTCATTGCCGGGCAGGTGCTTGCCAACCACGTTGCTGATACACCAGGTCATGATCGGGTTGCCGTCGTGATGGAAGCGGCCGGCGATGATTGCCGCCTCGAGCTCCTTCATCGGGTCGCTCATGTTGGTGTAGTTCTGCGTGATGCTGATCGGGCCGAGGCCCTCGTCCTCGAGCTGGTGCGAAAGGTTGGCCGCGCCATGTGGATCGATAGGCGATTCGAGCGCCGGCGTCACCTGGTGCACTTCCTTGGCGGTTTCGAGGATCTCGCGGTAGTCGACCTCGCTGCCCTCGGTCGCGAAGAGGTGCTCGCTCTCGATCCAACCCTGGTAGCGCTCGGCCATACGCCGGTCTTCGTTGTCTGTCGCCGTGTCTTCCGGCACCCAGAACCGCGGGGCGACGCAGTAGTAATGCCGCTTGCCGTCGATCGTCTTCACGAAGAGGCGCGCCATGCTGTTCATGTCGAGCTTTCGCGCCAGGTCGAAACCGAGGTAGCAATTCCAGCCGGCGAACTGTTCCGGCGTCAGCGTCGTGTCGGCGCAGCGCTTCCACTCCTCAAGGTTGAAGAACGCTTCTTTCGAGGTGACCCAGAGATTGAGGTGCTTGACCTTGAACTTGTTGGTCTGCCGCGCGCGGGCGATGGCCTGCGCCTGCATCGACTTGAGGAAGTTGACCTTTACCGACACGCCGATATTCGGATTGGCCTTGTAGAGCGCGGCCTCGCTGGTCCAGTCGTCGTCGGCGTCGATGGTGTAGACGATGCCGAATATCTCGTCGTCCTGGCTGGTGCCTTCGAGCATCTCGATCACGCGTTCGCGCAACTCGTAGCACGGCCCGGCGATGTCATAGCCCGCGGTGGTGATCACCCACATCATCGGCTGATTACGCGCACCCATGCCGGTGAGCATGGTGTCGTAGAGCCGCGAGTCCGGATGCTCGTGGTATTCGTCGACCACCGTGAACGATGGGGACGAGCCGTCGCCCGGGTCACCGATCACCGGCTCGAACTTGCTGCCGTCCGTGCGTTCGATCTTCCGCGCCCAGGGCACGATGCCGAAGCGTTTTCGCAGGTTCGGGAGCTTCTTGACCATCTTCATGGCCGGCCCGAAAACCTCCCAAGCCTGCTTTTCGCTGGTCGCGCCGCAGTAGACCTCGGCACCGTATTCGTTGTCGGCACAGAACGCGTAGACGCCGGCGCCGGCCGCGATGATCGACTTGCCGTTCTTCCTCGGGACTTCGGTGTAGACCTCACGGAACCGGCGCTGCTTATCGCTCTTCCGAACCCAGCCGAACGCCACCGAGAACAGGAACAGCTGCCACGGCTCGAGCTTGATGCGCTGCTTGCCACGGGCCCACTCGCCCTTGGTGTGCGGCAGTAGCTGAATGAAGCGACAGACACGCTCGGCCAGGTCACGGTCGAATCGATACGGGTAGCTCTTGGCCTTGGAGGCGCGGATGTCATCGAGGTGTCTGGCGCAGGCGGCGCGGACGTAGCTGCATGCGGGGATGCGGCCACCAACGATGTCGCGGGCGTATTTCTGAGCCGCGTTCACATTCGGATAGGCGGCCATAGATCAGAACCCGTCGAATTCGTTTTCTCCCTCTCCGCCCTCACTGTTGCCGGATCCGCCGCCGAGCATTCGAATGCGTGTCAGCGGGTCAAGACCGAGCAGCGAGCCGAGGCGCGAGATTTGCGCGATGTAGTCGTTACGTGCCGCGACGTAGGGCGACTTCTTGAAACTGCCATCGGCGGTGGACACGACCATGCCGCCGTCGTCCGCCGCCCAGTCGGTGATCTTCAAATCGGCCTTTAGCATCAGCGCGAACGAGTTGCAGTAGGCGACCAGCAGCGGCGCGTCCTCCAGCTCGAATGTGCCGCGCTCGATGAGGATTTTTGATTGAGTCTTCCAAAGCCTGACGGCCTGGTCGTCGACCAACTCCGGCGGCGGAGAAATGCGGGTCAGAGAGCTTTTGTGCTTGGCGGTCGTCTTGGGTTTGCGACCTCCACCGGAGGCCCGAACCGGTGCTGCGTTCGACATTGGGCCCCTCCAGAAAATTTTCGTTATTTCTCACGCATAAAAAAGTGACTGAGGCGGCGGTGTCCGACTGCGAGGGCTGTAGAGATTTACCCCGCCCCCGCCCCTAAACGCGAATTCCTCTCATTCAGGACCATTCCGCGACTCTCTCGCCGTCTTCGCCTTGTGGCACGGCAGACAGATGGCCTCGAGGTTGGTGTCGACGTCAGTGCCACCTGCCTCACGGTTGACGATGTGGTCGACCTCACTGGCGGGCGTCACCATGCCCTTGCGCTTGCAGGGCTGGCACAAGTAGCGGTCACGCTGCAGCACCGAATCACGCTTGCGGCGCCATGGTCTGCCACCGCGACCGCTCTTGCCCTTGCGGCGCTGCGTCCAGCCAGTGCCTAGGGCGGCGTGCTCTTCGCAGTAGCCTTGCCGCTCGGTCGTCGTGTGGCGGCAGCCAGGGGCGCGACACGGTCGGCGTGTCTTACCGGGCATCGATCTCACTCGAGAGACGTCCACTCTTCGCCTGCTCCTTGGCCACCTGACCTTGCTGCCAAGTGGCGAGTCCTCGCTCTGCCGTCTGGCCAGCGATGTAGCCGCCCACACCCAGCGTCATGAGATCCCACAACGATTGAGGCAGCGGCAGCGTCAGGCTCACGCCGAACATCGCACCGAGGTACGGCGCCAGCAGGTAGTTGTTGCCGACAATGGCCACGATCACCAGCATGAGCAGCGGGCGCCAGTTGCGCTGCAACCAGCTCTCACCATTGGCCTCGGCCAGCACCACCTGCATGCGTGCGTCGAGACCCTTGGAGCGCTCGGTGATGAGTTCCTTGGTGATGGCGGCCTTGATCTGCGCAGCCTCATCCTTGTCGGTCACCGCCTTGTCGACGATGTCGAGGATCGGTGAGACCACAGCGCCGAGCGCTTTATCGATGATGCTCATCGCTTCCGCTCCGTTCTCAGCAGCAGCTCACCGGTGAACCCGTCATCGGTGGTCATGTTCGTGGTGGCCTGGCAGGCAGCCAGCCGCGTATCAGCGACGCCCAACTGGTAGCGCAGGTCGGCCAGCTTCTCGCGAGCGATGTTGCGCTCGGCCTCGAACTTGCCGGCCTTCTCCTGCTCCTCAACCAGTGCGTACCACAGGCCATAGCCCACGGCCTGCTGGCTGGCCTGAGTCGCGTCCAAACGATGGTAGGCGCTGCTCACCTGCATCTGGGACGACACTGCCCAGGCAAAGCAGGCAGCCGCCACCAGCAGATGCGACCGGCTATCGCGGCTCAGCCTCCCGATCCATCGAATCATTTCCGCCTCAGTGCCGACGCAACGTCGGCGATGTTGTCCAGCAGACGATCGACACGCTTCTCGAAGCCGTGCACGCCGATGTAGCCCAGGAAAGCCGCGAAGAAACGGCCGGTGTCGGCCTCGAATCCCCAGTGCTGAATGAATGGCAGCGAGGTCCAGGCCAAGAAGCCGACCATCAACGTCTCGATCCAGCGCTTCGGCTTGCGCAGCCCGCCGGACGTCAACACGCGCAACGACGACATGAAGATCGCGCAGAGGGCCGCAGACTGGGCAGGCTCTCGGGCGAACGCGGAAACCGTCAGCCAGAGCTCAGTGATATGGTCCGGCATCTCGATCCCCGGTTATGTCGCGCGGCTACCCTCGTTTGTGCGAAGCCCGGTGAATCAGTATCCAGGCGGGGATCATCGACAGATTGAGCAGTAACCGGCCGATGGCCGTTCGGTCGCTCAGCGCGATGTCTACCGCCATGTCGGCACCACGAAACGCCAACAGCCCGCCGGCGGTCGCGATCACCAAGTGGATGGCGAAGCGGGTCCAGCCGTCATCGACGCGGTTGAGCGCAATCAGGCACTGGATGATGAGACCGGCAGCGATCAGGAAATTGGCCGCTGCCATCAGGGAACCGATCATGCCGCCTCCTCTGCCTGCCAGACGTCGCGTGAATTGGCCGCCAGCTGCCCCTCGATCAGCATCGCCTGCACGCGCTGGGAGGACTCGTCCTTCGTGATATGACCATCCGTGTTGGCATCGAGCCCGGCATTCTGGCGATACGCCGTGGTGCCATCGGTGAACATCACCGAGCCGCCAGGGCGAGAGACGTAGGCCGGCATCAGGATCGCCAGGTACATATCCGGCAGCGTGTTGATGCGCAGCTTGTAGGGCTCGAAGTAGCGCTCGACGTAATCGAGCTGCTCGACCGCCGTCATCGCCGCCAGCTGATCAGTCGTCGTGCCGAGGCCGATAGCCGTGCGCGGCATGAACTGGATCAGCCCGGTGGCACCGGATCCGGCGAGGTTTTTCTGGGCCGGGTCGAACGTCCGGCCGGTCTCGAATGCCATACAGGCCATCAGCCAGTTAACGTGATCGAGGCCCCAGCCGAACCGGGCCGCCAGTTCGAACAACCGATCGATGAACGCATCCGACACATGAGCCCCCCACGCCAGACGAACGCGCAGCGGGTATCTGCCGCCGCCGATCAGTGCGACGTCGCGTAGAAACTGCATGGGAAACTCCAGGCAAAGAAAAGCCGCCAGCGAGGGCGGCAAGATCGCGCAGTAACCAGGTGGCGCGAATAGGTTGCCACCTATGCTCGGGGAAACGTGGGGGAGCACGCGGGAGCTGGGCACAGGCGGCGAACAGGGGAATAAAACAGACGCGCCCCGAACGGTCGTAACCGATCAGGGCGCAGGAAATACAAGCTTAGCTGAATAGTACTTACAAGCGGTCATGGATACAACATGTAGTGTCCATGTTATTTTACCTATTCATTGACCCCTTAAAATTCAGAGTCGCCGGACAGCGGAGAAGACATGGTACTTGGAGCAATAACAATCATGATTGCAGTCGTGGCCGGGATTATCATGTCTAACAAGTACAGTGATAAGCCTCGTAGCCGTAGTGCTAACAACGCACTGGCGACAGTTCTTTTCGTGATAGGCGTTATCGTGGTTATCGTATTGGTGTTGGGGCATGCAATATTACGACCCATTGGCCAAGTTTAGCGGTCACGCCGCCAGCCTAGCCTGTTCACCCACGACCAATAACAGCGACTTCCGAGCATTCTTTGCAGAGTTGCGCAGCGCCTCAGCCGTCTGAAACACCGTTTGCCCTGCCCCCATCGGATAACCCAGCCGCGTCATGATGATCCGCTGAGCCCCGCACACCTCCGCCAGCGTCAGCCCTCGGTTGCCTTGCTTGATAGCTTCCACCAGAGCCCGATCGCCGCCAGCATTTTGTGACCAGATCTGCCCGGTAATCGCATAGCCCGACAGTAGCAGCGCCATCCGTTGCCGTTCGTTGACGTGTCCCAGCAGCGCCTGAGCCATTGACCGCCAACGGCAGGCATACCGGAAGCGCTCGGCTGCCTCGCCCACGTGATCGACTCGCCCCGTCATCCCACCACGGCCCTCGCCCATGTTCGCGATCGTGCTGACGTTGTGATGCCCCAGGTTGAGGTGCCGGTAATCCAGGCGCCATTCGATCTCTACCTCGATCAGCTCATCCAGGCACCGGCGCAACGCCCGCTCTCGTAATGCGCTCTCTTCCGGCTCGCGACGAATCACCGCCAGCAGTTGATTGATCCCCATCAGCTCTAGTTGCCGCATCGCTCCCCCCGCTCCCCTATTGCTTACCAGTCAGTGCCGGCGACAATGATTTCCTTCTCGCCAAGTGTTGCGGTCATCGGCGCTGCCATGTACTCGCCGATCACCTGCTTTGCTTGTTCGATACCTAGCGCCAGCTTTGCGCAGTAGCCGGCCGCTTCCATTCGCTCTAACCAGACTCGTTGAGATTCAGCCAGGTCAGCATCACGGGGCGGTGTGGCTTTCAGCTCGAGGTAGAGACCGTGATACCCACCGCGCGGTATCGCGATGACCAAATCCGATACGCCCGACCGAACGCCTTGGGCCTTCATCTTTGCCGCCTCGAGCCCGTGCCGGCTGCCCCCATTGGGTACAGCGTAGGTGTGCTCATGCGCTGGGCCGACGGCAGTGCCACGGTTGAACTCGCCTCTTAGCCAGAGCATCAGCCTGGTCTGTTCTTGCCCTTCCCAATCCACCGGCTTCTTTCGAGGTTTGCCACTGGCCGTGCGCGCGCGGGGCTTCCGGGGATTCGTGTTAAGTGCCATCAGCTGCTCCTCGCTTGTCGTCGTTCCCATGCCGAGTAGTCCGCCACGATCCGGCGCAGCACGTCCTCCGCGTGAATATTGCGATCGATATCCGCGCGACTGGATACACCACAGGCATTGCGGATGAAGTCTGCCGCGTCTTCCTCGTTGTGCGTGCCGTCTGGCAATTGCTCGAGCGTGAGGCTGCGGCGATGCCGCTTGCGTGCGTCAAGATAGAGCTGGAAGCGGGGATTGGCGCCCAGCATGGCTGCTCTCTGGGCCTGGCTGCTGGCGTGTCGTGTCATCGGCCTGTCTCCCGTCGGCTCTGGCACAAGCTGCAAACGCTGGAGCCCGGCGCGAAACCAAGGGCATCGCGGGATTGCCCGCACAGGCCGCAATGACGGCGAGCCGGACGACGGCGGCGAGGGCGACTGGGTAGAGTTGATCGCGTCATGCAAAAGCTCCTCCAAACATATCGAACAGCTCTTCGTCTCGCGTCGCGACAGGCCCCAGCAGCTCCAGCGTCTTTCCGGGCCCTCCAGCACTCGCTCCAGTTGTCTGCCAAACGTGCCACGAGCAACTGCCTGACTGGTCGACCTCCTCCCGATGCCAACCAATGCGATGCTCATCCACGGACGTAACGACCAGAGGCTCGGGTAAGCGATCGCAGATCACCGGGTGAACTTGAACGACATCGCCGACGCGAGGATCTGTGTAGATGCATCGCGTCATGCCATGTACCTCCGGCCCCGATAGTGCGGGCGATGCTTGCTCAGTTGGCAGTCGACGCAGGACGGCAGCACCTGGTTGTCGCGTTTCATCTTGCCCAGCGACTTGAACTCCCGGCAGGTCGGGCACTGGATCTTGTGGCGAAGCTTGTTCACGCCGCCTCCTCCCCGAGCACCTGACCGACGCTCTCCGGCCACTTGAGCTGCTGCACTGCCACGCCGTCGCCGTGCTTCTTGCCGGTATCCATCATCCGGCCGCCAGCGGCACGGCCCCGCTCGGTCATGACCCAGTAGCCCTTGCCCTTGGCGTCACGCTCCTGACGCTGATAGCCAAGGTCGCGAAGCGCACGGTTGACCGCGACCGCGCTCATATCGAACGGCAGGCCCAACTCGGTCGGCGTCAGGAAGCGCTCATTGATCGGGCTGAGGAGATGCGTTGCCCCCAGTTCGCCCAGCAGGTTGACGCCGGTACGCTTCTGGACGGCCTGGTTGACCGAGAGCAACCGCATGTTGTCGTCGAAACCGAATGCCCGGGCGGCGGCATCCAGTGCCCCAGCGATGGCCGAGGCGCGAGAGATCGCCGTCATGTTGTCCGTCTCGACCGGTACCGAAATCGCCGGGGCTTCGTATCGGCCGTGCTTGCGGATCGCCGGCAGCACTTCCTCGAAAACCCACGTCTCGAATCGCTCGGCGCTGGGTAGCTTGCTGCGAACGATCAGGCGATAGACGTCGGGCTCGCGGATCACGCTGAACGACTGCACGCCGCTCGCCGTGGGGGTGTCGCGTTTCACGACACCCCTGCAATGACGTTTGATCGCATCACGCGGGTTGGCGTACCCGAGCGCCGCGGCAACATCGGCAGCGATGAACATCGTCTCGCCATCGTCAGCCTCGACAACCCGCACTTGATGCTGATCGAACTCGAATGGAATCAGCTGGGTCATGCTCACGACCTCCCCGTGGCGGCTTTCAACATCGCCAGCCCCTGGCTGGCATTCATCCGATGCGGGAGACCGGCGGCCTCCGCCTGCTGCTGGGCGGCTTCTCGGCTGGCACGCTCCGCCAGCTCGGCCCGGTTCCGGGTCGCGTCTGATTCGATCAGCCCCTGGGCCTGTAGCGGCTGGCCGGACATCACCCGATTGACCAACGCGCCGTACTCGCGGGCGAATCGCTTTTCCAGCCGGGCGCGGACTGACTGCGCCGTGGTGCCGTGGATCTCCCGCCAGCCCACCGTCTGCCCCGCCATCCGTACCGCCTCATGGCTCCAGCGCCACTCGTCCGGCGCGTGGCAATGGGCGCAGGCTTCACGCCAGGCTGCATCGACGGTCGGTAGGCCGACGTCTTCCGGCCGTGGCTCGCACAGCCCGGCAAACGCCACCGGCTGCGGTGGCCATGCCTCGTCGCCGGACTTCGCCGCGTCTCGCACCTGCTGGCGGAGACGCGCCAAGCCCAGCTCGATATGTCGCTCGCTCATGTGGCCCAGTTCCGCCAGCCACACACCGTCGTCGAACTTGCCCCACTGGCTCTCGAACTTGCTGCCGTACAGTTGGCCCATGGCGTCGAACAGGTGATCGACGTTTCGCTCAGTGACCGGGGCGCCATTCGCCGTCGAAGCACTGCCCGCCGGCTGGCTGTTCGCGTTGCTGGCGGTCTCGTTGGCGCGCCTCGGCAGCTGTGAGACGGCGCGAGGGAGTACGTTGGCGGCGGTTTGCATGGGCACCTCCGGTCTGCAGTTGGGTTTTGGCGTTGCGCTGATCGTTGCGGATCCAGTCTACGAAGCGACCGATCCATCCCGCTGCGGCGTACTGGCGAGCTGGGTCACCGGCGTGGTGGGCAACGAACTTCGCGAGCTGGTGGGGCTCGTAGGTGGTTTCCGGCGACATGCCGGCGCGGTAGCACTGAGCGGCGAACAGATCGGGATTCGGCTCCCAATCCAGCGTCATGGGGTGCTTGCGGTCGGTTTCGGAGATCATGTCGACCTGGTCGCCGGGTGACGTTGGTTCGCTGATCTTCGAGGGCAACGGCTGGCCGTCGTCGTCCTGCTGACGAGCTCGGTCGAAAATCGCATTCGGCCCCGCGGTGTGTGTGTTGGGGTTGGTGGTAGATTCAATGGCAGATTCAAGGGGTGTCACCGGTGTCACCCTCCCCCTGTCACCGCTGTCACCCCGGGGTGTCAGATTGTCACCCTCCCCCGAATTGGTAGAGATAGTGGGGGTGTCAGATTGACACCCTCCCCCAACGGCCAGCCGATAGCGGTTCGATTGCTGGCGGCCGGTCTTGTCCTGGCGGCTCTCGACCACCACCAGGCCACGCTCTTCGAGGAGATCGATGGCACGCTGGACGCTCCGCTTGGAACAGCCCATCTCTTCCGCCATCGTGCCCAGCCCCGGCCAGCAAACGTGTTGCTCGTTGGCGTAATCCGCCAGCAGCATCAGCGCCAAGCGTGAAGGGGTTTTAACGTCAGTGGGCAGCGTCTTGAGAGACTGACGCGCCCAGCTCATGGCGAGAAGGCTCATGCGACCTCCTCGTCACTCGCGCGACTCTCGCAGCCGACGCAAAGCGGCATGAACATCTGACGATTGTCTTTGAAGTCATCGTCGCGCCCTTCCCAGCCATTCGTCCGGCCGTGTTTGGCCAGGACAGCCTGTTCGAGCTTACGGATCCGATCGGCGACATCCGGGTACCAGTACGCGATTTCAGACAGCTCGCCTGGGTGGGCGTAGGCACCACACAGGCACTCGCCCGACATGCAGAGCTTTTCCTTTACCGGATTGCGTGGCAGAGCGTGGGCTGCCATGTAGTCATGCTGATCCTGACTCGTCATGTTCAGAACGGGGGCAACCCAGACTTGGCCGCCCTTTTGCACATTGACTGGCTGGACGTGACCCATCCGGCGGCGGCTTTCTTCTCGACGCACCCCCGTGATCAACATCACCTTGTTGCCACGCTTACCTCGGTGATCGCGAACTAGGCGCTCGACCTGACGTTGCTTGAGCCGGGTGTACATGAACTGATGCGCAGGAGCTCCAGGGAAACCGTGTTCGAGCACGATATCCTCGTAGACCTGAGGATTAGGCGTTCCATCAGCGTACGCATTGTCCACTGCACGATAGATGCTCAACGGCCAGTGATAGACGTTGCAGACATCGCGCACGAATTGCTGCGTTTCGGGAATGCCAATTCCGGTATCGATATGGGCCACACCCGTTAGGCGATCGCCAAGAATCTCCGCCGCTACATGGGTGCATGTCAGAGAGTCGTGGCCACCGGAGAACAGCGCGAAGATCGCCGTGGGCTGGTGTTCCTCGATGGCGCTCTCGATAATGTCGTGAGGTAACTCGCTCATGCCCTCACCTGCCCCATGGCGTCGGCGTCATGTCGCTGGATGAACTCGGTACCGAGCGCGATCGCGTAATAGCGCTTCTGCTCGCGTCGGTGCCAGGCTTTGGCTTTCTCGACCCGGGCGGCGGCATCCTGATCGAATGGCGCCGTCAGATCGAGTAGCGCAAGCATCGCAGCGTGATGACGAGCGCCAGCGGTGGCGATCTTCACGCGGCGTGCGTTGAAGTCGCCAGGCTCACCCGAGAGCCTCGCTTGAATGCTCGCCTGCTTGTGGGTCTCGTCGAGCAGGTCGTCCCGCGTCCAGCTCGAGTAATCCGGAATGTGTACTGTCATGGTGTGCGCTCCCCTAACCCCTGGCGTGCTTACAGACGGCGACCGAGACGGCGGATAGCGCCACCGGTAAGTGATCCGGTGTGCTGCATGTCCGCCAGCTGGTCGCTGTAGGTGGTGCCGCCAGCATCGGCGGTCTTGAGATCGGAATCGGGAACTCGGCCCTGGGCAGACCAGCTGTAAACCGTCGTCGGTGCGACTCCCAAACGCTTGGCAACCTTGAGGGGACCACCACAATCAGCGAGCACGTCTCGCAGCGTCGTAGGGCGCATGGGGATACATGCGTCCTGCTGTTGGGCGGTATCGATGTTTTCTGCAGTGGAGATGGTCATGCCGATGCCTCAGCTCTCGATAGTACGTAAATACTATGTAGATCACCGTAGCTTGGCAAGGATTTGCAGAAATTAGCGCAATTACGCGCCATCTAATGACTGTTAGAATACGTCGATTAGCGTAGTGGGCATGAAGCCCGCAGATGGTGCGACGAGGAGCCGATGGAGAATCGTTCACAGAGCGGTGCAAGTAGAGCTCAGATATGGGAGAGGGTGAAAAAGGCTGCCCAGGCCCATCACGAGCACCCGCAGGATCGCGGGATTGCGTCTCTCATAGCGATCGACTCGGGCAAGACTGCCCAGTTCGTTTCAGACTGGAAGCATGGCCGCGCCCCCATCCCCATGGCCACCCTGACGAAGCTTGCCGGCATCTACGGTGTCAGCACGAGCTATCTCGCCTGCTTGACGGATCAGCCAGAAGCTACAGCCCCATCGGATGAGGTCGAGATGCGCTCGAAGATGGTCGAGCTGGTTGAGGACGTGGTCGCGCAGCTGAACCCCAACGCCATGCCCAGCTTGGTAATCGAGATGTGCAATCTATGCCTGGGCATGCTGAAAAATGGCGACTCAGAGGAGCTGATACTGGGTGCGCTTTACAAGAAGATGCGAGCGGCCGACCCGAAAGCTCGCGCCGATAGCTGATCGCAATAGATCGCTCTCGATAACCCGCCCCGAGCGGGTTTTTTTATGCCGCTCTTATGATTAACGAGGCCCCGTCATGCCTGTTGTGGCGTTGACCGAGCGCCGATCACCACTACTCTGCATGTGCCCCTGAGGGGTGGCCTAACTTTCCAATCCACTATACTGTACGCATGTACAGGTAAGGCCACGGGGATAACGATGTTTGACCAACACAAGGCAGAACCCCCTGGAAGCCAGCAGGAGAACAACAACCCGCCGGTTTCTGACGAAGTGATTGAAGCGCTCGCCCAATGCGCGGACGCCTCATAAACCGTCACCCCACACCTTCCTGATTCGTTTCCCACTTCCATGCCGGCCACACGCCGGCATTTTTTATGCCTGCTATTTCAATAATCGTGTTGACGTATTACATAGATCACAGTAGTTTTATGTACATCAACTGAAATTCAGGCATCGACATGAACCTCACCAAGCGCCAAACCGAGATTGTCAGTTTGCTGGCTCAGGGCAACACCGCCGAGCAGGTCGCCAACACGATGCATCGTTCGGTCGGCACGGTGCGGCGCCATGTGGTTCTGGCCTGTGAGCGAGTCGAAGCGCGGAACGTCACGCACCTGGTCGCCAAGTCGATCCTTCAAGGCTGGATCTGCCTGCTGCTGGTCATCTCGATCAGCCTGCACAGCCTCGATCACAGCGCGCGCCTTCCACGTGTTCGCACGACCCGCTCTACCACCTACTCACGTTACGAGACCTGAGGCTAACCCCATGGCGATCAACACCATCGAAGAAGCCTTCCAGGCACTCGGCGACCGGCTCAAGCAAGACGACGTACCCGCAAAGGCACGCCAGGCATTGAAGAGCGGCGGACGCTACGAAGTGCGCGTCATCGTTCGGCAGGCTAAGCAGGGCGACGTCATCAGCATGGAAGCCCACACCATCGGCCCCGGCGAGTCGCTGGGCACATTCATCCGGTTGAAGTGAGGCCGCCAGCCATGATCGACGCCACCACCTTCTGCTACCCGGCACACCAGGTAACAGCCGCCTACGACGAGCACATCTGCACCGATGGCGTGCCGGATGTCGCCACCGAGTACCTCGCTCGGCCTCGCGAGAACGGCACGTCGAGCACCGGCTACCGCCCCGCGTTCTACGTGCCCAGCAAGAACCGCCTGATCGTGATCATGGATCGCTGCTACGGCCGCGAGGGAAACGCCAAGGCGTGGATGGCCGACCAGATCCGGATGACCGCTATCACCCACAAGCGCCAAAAGGAGAACACCTCATGCGCCAACTGATCACCAGCCCGTTGGCGGGCGTCGTCGGGCTGGCCGCGACCGCTGCGGTACTCGTCGCCGCCTCTACCGATCTGCTAGGCCCGAGCGACTACGAGGTGCAGCTCATGCAGCAAGCGCAGTACTGCGAAAGCGTCGCCACCTGGAACGCCGAAGCCGCCCGCGGTGTGGCACCCAGCCGCCGCTACGGCCATCCGGATTACGACGGCATCGCCGCCGAGGTCTGCTCCCCGGTGCTCTCACCGGTCGACGGCAGCGCCTACGCCAGCAATTGAACGACGCAGCCGCCAGCGGATGGCGGCCTACATCCGAGAGCGCCTGCCGGGCGCTGCCTGATGCAGTAGCTCTTTAACAACTCGGACCCCATGCAGTGCCAGCGGTGCGTAATCCGCTGGCCATCGATAAGCCGTCTCCGTGCTCAAGCGAGCTGCACCGCACGCGAGAGGAAGACCCGGAAATCGGCTGGGCCGGTATATCCGGCCAATACCAGAACGGAGCGGCCGGGAAGTAAGCGGGCGTAGCGTCCCGGTGGAGACGGCTTATCGATGCGGGAGTATCGGGAAGAGGGCGGCCCGTGAAAAAAGCTGAACAGGGTGCGAGAGCAATGGGAACGGCCGGACCCATCGCGCCGATTGCTGTCAGGTTCCCTCTTCTTCCCGATGCCTCTGCATCACACAGCACAGGGCGACAGCCAAGCCCGCGCAAGTGCCCCGGACGCTGTAACCGGGATCTGTCCAACGCAACCGGTCTCCATATCCGGTTAGAAACTACGGGATGAAGATAATGACATCAGAGCGAATAGCGGAACTCTACCGAAGATGGCTTAAGGCCGACGCAGATTACAAACTTGCCTCTCAGCGACTCAAGGATTGCAGAAATAAACGAGATGAGGCCTCGAGCAAAGTGATGAATGCTGTGGCGGAGGCATCGGGAGATGGGAGCCAACCCTTTTCCTCGGATGGCTCCAAACGGTTTGTTTACTTCGACTGAGATTCTTCAAGGTGGCTGAGCCGGCGATCTAGATCCTTGATCGCTGTGGTCATTTGCAAGTGGTAGCCAGCGATCTTGCCTCTGATTGTTGGGTCGACGTGCTCTATCAAAGCAAGCATGTTTTCCAAGTCGTTATCGAGCTTCTCAATACACGATAACGCGCCAGATTTCTGTCTCATCAGATTTACCTCAGCTGTTGTGGTGAAACACAAAGTTACCACAGCCGATTGGTAATCAAATCCCGCTGTTGTGGTGATAGTGGGCACGCGTCACCTGCGTAGTGGTGAGCAGCCGGGGCTGACCGGCACCAATTCCCCTGCGTACTTCGCCCGGCCCCGTGCCGGGCTCTTTTTGACGGAGGCCATATGCACCGATCCACATACGTGATTGAGCACGCGATCACGGCCCAGCGCCAGACCATCGCCGACGCCCAGCAGCGGCTCGCCGGGCTAGAAATCGAGCTCAACACTGCACGCGCACTGGAGCTGGCCAGTCGCCGCCAGCAGGGCCGCATCGCTCATGTCCTCGCGAGAATGAAGGACGGCGAGCACATCGTCAGCACACCGCGCACCTGGTGGTGCCGAGGCGGGCAACTTATCGACCGCGCCACCCCAGACGATATGAACGCGATGTTCGCCCTTCGCGACCAAGGCGTGATCGACACCATCCGCCGCTAACCACCGCCCACCAGCACAACAGCGAGCGCCTGACATGCCGGGCGCTGGCCTTTGTGCTGCCCGCTACCGGAGGCAGCCATGCAGGTCTATCTACCCGTTCGACGGCATTGCCGCTGCCGTATATGCGGTGCCCGTCAGACGAAGCCCAGGCATCCAGACGAGTACGTGATCGGCCCCGTGTGCACCAGGTGCGGCCGCCGGAACACTCTCCGGATCGACAAGTGGGCCGACTCGAAACCTTGGCGCCGCGATACCTGCCGCTGCGACGGCTACCACTTCCCGCATCGGCGCGGCTCGCTCTGGTGCTACCACAACCCAGCTTACCCGGTAGACGAAGACCGGCGGCTGTTTGCCTGATCGACAGACGAGGACCAACGCGATGAAAGCACTGCTCGACGTATTCAACGAACGCCAGCGCCAGGTCGACGCCGAAGGCTGGACACCGGAACACGACGATACTCACACCGACGGCGATCTCGCAGCGGCTGCCAGCACCTACGCCTGGGGCGCTTGCGTACAGGTGACCGGCCACGCCTTGCCGGAAACCCCTCCAGCAGTCTGGCCTTTCGAGAATGCTTGGTGGAAACCATCCACGTCGCCAAGACGCAACCTGGTGAAAGCCGCCGCTCTTCTGCTTGCCGAAATCGAGCGACTGGACCGAGCAAGCGGCACTGATCCTGCGATCGTGCGGCTCGTTGAATGGCGCACCATCGAAGAGGCTGAAAAGTATGACGGGGAGTACCTGCTCCACGGCCCGGACCTTGTCGATCCAGACTTTAATCCTACCGGAATCGTCGCAGGCCACTGGCAGGACGACCAAGGTTGGGTCGGCGCGGTTTGGTGCGGTCAACACGATTGCTGGGAATACCGCGTGATCGAGCCGACGCACTTTGCACGAAAGCCTGGCGTCCAGATCGACGTCGAGGAGGCCTAACCATGTGGTTCAAACACCTTCACCCCTACCGCCAGCACGACGCCCAAGCGATCGCACTCGAAGACCTCGAAGCCGCCCTGGCCGAATTCGCCTTCCGCCCCGTGTCGCCGCGAGAGATGCGACGCGTCGGCTGGACGGCACCGGCAAGCAATCGCAGTCAGGTCCGCGTCCACGAGATCCAAGGCCACCGCCTGATCGCCATGATGCGCCAGGAGCGCCTGCTCCCCGCCGCCGTGGTCAACGAGGAAGTGGCCGAACGCGCCGAGGCAAGAGAGATCGCCGAAGGCCAGCCGCTATCCCGCCGTGAGCGCCAGCTGCTCAAGGAGCAGGTACTCGAGGAACTGCTGCCCCAGGCCTTCACCCAGTCACAGCGTGTCGAGCTCTGGTGGGACACCACCCGCAACCTGATCGGCATCAACGCCTCCAGCCGCAAGCGCGCCGAGGAAGTGCTCGACCTGCTCCGCCAGACGCTGGGCTCGCTCAAGGTCACACCGCTGGCCACCAAGACGCCGCCCCGGCGTGGCATGACGGCCTGGCTATCCGATCCCGGCCAACGCCCCGCCAGCCTGCTGCTAGGTGATCGCGTCGAGCTACGCGCCGCCGAGGACGACGGCGTGATCGGCGCCCGCGCCGTCGACCTCGACAGCGAGGAGATGCAGAGCCTGCTCGAAGGTGGCCGCCAGGTGTCCCGCCTGAGCCTTGGCAGCGAAGGCCAGCTTCGCGCCGTGCTACATGACGACCTCGCGCTTAAGTCCTTGCAGTTCGACGACGCGCTGCTAGACGAAGCCAGCCAGGCCGACGACGGCGACGACCCGGTGGTGAGCCTCGAAACCGACTTCGCCCTCATGACCGCCCCCCTCGGCACCTTCACCGACCAGTTGATCGAGTGGCTGGGTGGCGAGGCCACTACAACTTGCGATGCCGGATTGTGCGGTTTTGTGGGGGATAGATAACCATCTCATCTTCAACTTCATACCGAGCTACAACTTCCCCATCGAGGGTGCGTTGTTCGTATACGTAGTAGTCGGTATCACAACCTCGCTTCTGTTTAGACCAAGTATCGATCTGAACAAATTCATCGTCTTCGGGGATACCGATCCGCTGCCTGTATTCGTCTGACATCTCTTATCTCCTCCTAGGGGTAGTTTCGATAGCAACTTAGCAAATCAGCCTCTCCAAGTTTGCACTTTTTTAGGACTGCTTATGAATCTGAATCTGTGCTTCGGCCACGAGCTGGTCGTCGATAACTTCGCCGGCGGCGGCGGTGCCAGCGAGGGCATCGAGCAAGCGCTGGGGCGGCCTGTCGATCTTGCGATCAATCACGACGCCGCAGCGATTGCCACGCACACCGCCAACCATCCCGGCACCGATCATTCCGTTGCGGATGTTTGGGACATCAACCCGGATGAAGCGACAAAGGGCCAGCCGGTCGGCCTGGCGTGGTTTTCGCCAGACTGCCGGCACCATTCGAAAGCCAAAGGCGGGCGGCCGGTATCAAAATCGGTGCGCGGTCTGGCGTGGGTCGGCGCTCGATGGGCAGCTCGAGTAAAGCCCCGCGTGATCATCCTTGAGAACGTCGAAGAGTTCCTCGACTGGGGACCGCTGATCAAGAACGCCAAGGATCAGCTAGTACCGGACCCAGCACGCAAGGGACAGACGTTCCGGGGATTCGTCCGGGCGCTCAAGCGCCATGGCTACGACGTCGATTGGCGCATTCTGAGAGCCTGCGACTACGGCACGCCAACGATCCGGAAGCGGCTGTTCCTGATCGGCCGCCGCGACGGGTTGCCAATCAGCTGGCCCAAGCCCACCCACGGCGACCCGAAGTCGCCAGCGGTCCAGCGCGGCAAGATGCCGGCATATCGAGCCGCAACCGAGTGCATCGACTGGTCGATCCCCTGCCCCTCAATTTTCGGGCGCAAGCGGGAACTCGCCGAAAACACGATGAAGCGCATCGCCAAAGGTGTCATGCGATACGTCGTCGAAAGCGGCGACCCGTTCATCGTGAAGTGCAATCACACCGCATCCTGGTACAACGCCTTTCGCGGCCAAGGCCTTGGCGAGCCGCTGCAGACGATGACCACACCGCCAGGCTTCGCAGTAGTGGCGCCGACTATCTCCCGCCAATTCGGCGCCAGTATTGGTCACGGCGCCGATGAGCCACTGGGCACGATCACGGCGGGCGGTGGTGGCAAGAGCGCTCTGGTCTCAGCGTTCCTCGCCAAGCACTTCACCGGCGTCGTCGGTGACAGCCTGACGAACCCGGTACCGACAGTCACCGCCACCGATCACAACGCCCTGGTCGCGGCCAGCATGGTCAACCTCAAGGGCAGCGAGCGCGGCGGTCGGGACGTCCGCGAGCCGATGCCCACCGTCTGCGCCGGTGGCACCCACGCTGCAGCCGTGGCCGCCTTCCTGGCGCCCTACTACGGCAGCGGGTCCGGCGAGACTGGGCGAGACCTCAACGCCCCGTCACCGACGATCACGACGAAAGACCGGTTCCAACTGGTGACCGTCATGATCGAAGGCGAGCAGTACGTCATCACCGACATCGGCATGCGCATGCTGCAGCCGCACGAACTGGCAGCCGCCCAAGGATTCCCCGAACACTACCGATTCGGAGAGGTGGACGGTCGACCGGTACCGAAACACACCCAGGTGCGTCTGATCGGCAACAGCGTCTGCCCGCCACTCGCCCGCGCGCTGGTCGAAGCCAACTTCACCCACGAACGCAAATTCATGCCGGCGCCCGCCGAGACGGTCGCGGCGTAAGGAGGCCCAATGGCGAGATACGCCGAAAACACCTCGGTCTCTAGCGAGCGCAGCCGCGCAGAGATCGAGCAGACGCTTTCCCGCTACGGCGCCGATGGCTTCATGTATGGCTGGGATGGCGGCACCGCGGTGCTGGCTTTCCATATGCACGGCCGCCGGATCCGCTTCGACCTGCAGATGCCGGAGCGAAACGCCGAGGAGTTCGTGAAGACCGAGACCGGGCGCGACAGAGCGCCCGCCCAAGCCGCCAAGGCATGGGAACAGGCCTGCCGCCAGCGCTGGCGAGCGCTTGCCCTGGTCATCAAGGCCAAGCTCGAGGCGGTCGAGTCCGGCATCACCATGTTCGAGGAGGAGTTCCTCGCCCACATCGTTCTGCCCAACGGCGGCACGGTCGGCGGCTGGATGCTCCCGCAAGTCAAAGACGCCTACCAGAGCGGCCACATGCCGCCGCTACTGCCGAAGCCAGGAGAGTGACTCATGACGGTACAGGACGACGAAGGCGAGCCAGAGCGGCTCCAAAAGTGCCACCGGCATACTGGCGCAGACTGCGAGCTTTGCGGTGGCAGCGGATGGCGAAGGCAGTGCAGGCGCCGTGACTGCATCGAATATGGCTGCGATGGCGGGACCTATTGCTTCATCTCGACCGAAGATGCGGCAGCGCTTGGGTATGCAGCCACCGAGGGCGCCGATGGCTAAGTCCCGCCCTCTCCACTGGCAAGAGCCGACCACCGAGAACTGCCCGCAATGCAACGGATCCGGCGAGTGGCGAGGCATGTTCGGCACAGGGCCCTGTGCCATGTGTGACGGAACCGGCTTGGTCGGCGAAGACGGCGAGGCGCTGCCAGCTCACGAGAGCCAACCGATACTGCGCCGACAACGTGACCGGCTCGCAAAGGAACTCGAAGGCGCCCGCCAACATTACCGCCAGCTACTGCATACGCCTGGGGTCCGAGAAGCGCTCGCCGCCGAGCAGGAACGACAGCAGGAGCGGCAGCGTGACGAAGACATGGCGCACCGCAAGCGCCTGAGAGGAGGTTGA